GCACCAACGCCAACTTCATCTACGAAGCCGACAACACCATCAACGGTTACCCGGCTTATGTGTCCAACTCCATGCCGAACAACACTGCGGTGTTCGCTAATTTCAGCGACATCCTGATCGGCTTCTGGAGCGGTCTGGACATCATGGTTGATCCTTACACCGGTTCCGCTTCCGGCACCGTGCGTGTGGTGGCCATGCAGGACTATGACGTGGCCATCCGTCACCCTGAGTCCATCTGCAAGCTGTCCTGATGATTACGGAGCGGGTAATGCGCATTCAGATGCTGCGTGACACCATCGTTGACCTCAAGCAGGTGAAAGTTGGTGATTACGTAGAAACCGATAAAAAATCAGCTCTGCTGTTGATCGGTATTCAGAAGGCCATTCCCGCTCCCATCATCGAGGAAGTTGTTGTTACGGCTGACGAGCAGCCGGATCCTGTTCAAAGCAAACCCGCTCCCAAACGGAGAAAGACCAATGATCCACAATCTGGGGTCTAAGACCTACATCCAGAGCCTTCTGGCTGCTGATTCCCGCACCACCACCGCCACCGGCACCGGTTTCGATCTGCAAGGCTCGAACGATGCTGAAGGCGAAGCCATCGTGATCCTCGATTGCGAAGCTGGTAGCGGCACCACCCCTACCCTGAACGTCAAGCTTCAGGATTCTGCTGACAACTCTGCTTGGGCAGACATCACCGGCAAGACCTTCACCGAGGTCACCGGTTCTGCTGCTGCCTTTGAGAAGATCAGCATCAACACCAACGATGTGCGCCGTTATGTGCGTGCTGTCGGTACTCAAGCTGGCACCAACCCTGTGTTCGTGTACGGCGTCTCGCTGGTTTACAGCAAGAAGTACGGCAACTGATCCTGATGGCGTTTCCTGAACTGCCAGATGCTTTCCTGAACGAGTTTGGCGTTACCTGCCAAATTGGTGCTGGTACTGCGTTTCTTGGCATTCTGGATTCGCCTATGGATGTGATCGCGGGCGGTATGGCGTTGTCTCGGGAGTACTTGCTTACGGCAAAGACTTCTGATGTCAGCACTGCCGCTCGCGGCACTTCTATTACGGTTGATTCCGTGTCTTACACCGTGCGTGAGAATCGCCCTGTTGATGACGGTGTTTTTTCAGAACTACTATTGAGCAAAGTCTGACTTTGAGGTCATGAGCAGCGTCTTCAAAGTCAACAGCAGAGCAAGTTGGGCGGCATTAAATCCTGTGTTGCTTCCGGGTGAAGCCGCCATTGAGACACAGACAAATAATCTCAAGATTGGAGACGGGGTTTCAACTTGGAGTCGGCTTCCGTATTTTTCTGCTCCTGCTTATTGGGGTTCGTTTTGGGACGAGACCTCGCAAACCGCAACTGCCAATACGCCAACATCAATTTACCTGCGTCAACGTGACACTGGTAGTCGCGGCATTCGCGTTGTTTCCGGCACTCAAATCACCTTTGATCACGCTGGTGTTTACAGCATTACGTTCTCAATTCAGTTCAGCAATACGGACAACAGCATTCACGATATCAACGTTTGGTTGCGCAAGAACAACGAAGGCAGCGCTGGTAACGTGCCGGCTAGCGACAGCCGATTCAGCATCATCGCAAAGCATGGCAACGTTGACGGCAATGTGATTGGCTGCGTCAATTTTGTGTTGCCAGTTGTTGCCGGTGATTACTTGGAGTTGATCTGGGCAACAGCAAACGTTGCTGCCTACATTCACGCTGAGGCAGCAGCCACCAGTCCTTTCGCTCATCCAAGTATCCCCGGCGTGATCTGCACCGTTGTCCAAGTCGCTTCCGCCTGACCATGGCTGACACCCGCCGAGAATTGATCCTAGCTCGCATCAAGAGCAATCTTGACACCATCACGGGCGCAACGGTCTACAGGAGCCGTGTAGAGCCTCTGGCGCGGGGTGAGGTGCCTGCTGTCATCGTCGAGCCTGTCAACGATCAGCCGATCGACACCAACTTCTATGACAAGTTGGATTGGACGATGCGGGTGCGGATCACGACGATTGTGCGTGCTGCCATCCCTGATGACGATTCAGATACCTACACGCAACAGGTGCATCAAAAGTTGATGGCTGATCAAACCGTAAATGGTTATGCACTTGACTTGACACCTGACCGTACTGACTTCAGCCTTTATGAAGCTGATGTGCCTTTGGGTATCATTAGCCAAGACTTCCTTGTGCGGTATCGCACGAGCAGGACTTCATTAACTAGCGCCTAACATCATGGCTAAGATTGAAAGGGAAGTTCCCAATCCCGGAGTGGGCGGCAGCTATTTGTTTGACCCTAAGTCTGGGAAGCTTACACTGATCACAGAAACCGCCGCTCCTACCACCGATGGCACTGACTCGGAAGAAGTTTCTGATCGCGAAGATTGAGACAACCTATGGGACTGATCCTAGTCCTGTCGGCGGTTCTGACGCGGTTCAAGTTACCAACCTTGAAGTAACTCCGATTGAGTCGGACAACGTTCAAGCGGCTTCTTATCAAGGCTTCCTTGGTAACAGCACCCGTGGCACTCTGGTTGCCAACAAGCGCGTCAGCGTGACCTTTGATGTTGAGCTGTCTGGTTCTGGCACTGCTGGCACCGCTCCTGCTTTTGGTCCGCTGCTGAAGTCCTGCGGCCTGAGCGAGACCACTTCCGCTGGCGTCTCGGTGACTTACGCCCCGGTAAGCAGCAGCTTCAGTTCTGCCACTATCTACTGCTTCTACGACGGCACCCGTCACAAGATCACCGGCGCACGCGGCACTGTCAGCTTCAACCTAACTGCTGGTCAGTTTGCTGTTGCCAGCTTCCAGTTCATCGGCATCTACAACGCCCCTGATGACACTGCCCTGTCTGGCTCCTTCACTGTTGCCAACCAGGCTGCTGCCATTGAGGTCAACGACACCAACGTGACCACGGCCACCTTCCACGGTGTGACCAGTTCGCGCATTGAGTCGTTCGACATGGCGCTCAACAACGAGCTGCTGTACAAGGAGACCGCTTCCAACAAAGAGGTTCTCATCACCAACCGCGCCCCTGGTGGTACGGCTGTGATCGAGGCTCCCGCTGTTGGCACCACGGACTTCTTCGCCAAGGCCGTTGCTTCTGCCACTGGTTCCACCAGCCTTGTATTGGGTGCCACCGCTGGCAACATCGTCACGCTGAACGCAGCGCAGACAGACATCACCGGTTGCAGCTACGCTGATACTAACGGCGTAATCGCGCTGTCCATGCCGTACTTGGCTCTGCCCACCACGGCTGGCAACAACGAAGCTTCGCTGGTGTTCACCTGATCTCTGTTCATGGCCTTCGTCCTCAAGAAGACTGCTTCCTACAAGTGGGAAGTCAAAGTTGAGATCCCGGTTGACGGGAATCGCTTCGAGTCTCAAACGTTCGAGGCAGTCTTCAAGAAGATCAGTCGTTCGGCCTTCAATGCTCTTGTCGAGAAGGGTGATGATGCCCTGCTTGATGGGATCCTTGAAGGCTGGGATGGCATCAATGACGAATCCGGCAAGCCAGTTCCTTTTACTGAAAAGAACAAGAAGGAGCTGTGTGACGACCCCTACGTCATGAAGGCTTTGATTCAGGCGTATGCAGATAGCGTCACTGGGGCGCCGGCAAAAAACTAAAAGACGCCGCTGAGTACTGGGCGAAAGGCGGCGTTGTAGACGAACGTGAGGCCGACCTGAAGGCTCTTGGCGCAAGCGAGGAGCAGATCGCCGCTGCACGTCTGCAAGCTGCTCAGCAGGATTGTGAGATCTGGGAGGAGAATTGGGAGATTGTGTTGATGTTCATCCGCATGACGACGCAATGGCGTACGAGCATGGCCGGATTGACGGGACTGATCTACCCGAGTTTGGAATGGCTCTGTAAGCTGTATTCAGTCAAGGATCCTGTTGCCATCTTCGAAGGCGTGCAGGTGATGGAAATGGCTGCCCTAGCCGTTCTGAACAGCAAACGCAAATGAGCCAAACCACTGAGCTGCTGCTGAGGATTAAGCAACAGGGCGGTGAGCAGCTCACGAGGTTGTCTGGCAGCTTCAAGAATCTGGGGCAACAAGCTGCGGCTGCGAATGTCAATTTCAAAGAAGTATCTGATGAACTGAGAAAGATTCAGCAGACTTCTGCGAACAGCATCAATAATCTCAAGGGTTATGCAAATGCATGGCGTGAGATTGCAAATAGCGTTGAGATTGGCACTGCTGAATTCAAACAAGCAAACGCTGAAGCAGCGAAGCTTGAAGCACAACTGAAAAAAGTACAGCCCGGTGGTGGTACTGGTCGCCTGATGGGGCTTGCTAGGGGCGCTGGCACGGTTGCTGCTGCTGGTGTGTTTGGCGGTCCGCTTGGCGCTGTTGGCGCTCTGGCTGGCGCACCGTTTGGCCTTGCTGGCATGGCTGCTGGTGGTGCGATTGGCGCCCAAGCCGGAATGATGGGGCAGCAGGTTGCAGGGCTGGCCAGCTATACCGCGTCGATTGAAAGGCAACGAACGGCATTGAAGCTGGTCACCGAGGATTCGGCTTCGTACCAGCAGGCTCTTGATTTCATCAATACAACAAGTCAGCGGCTGGCGATTCCGCAGGAGCAGATTACGAGGCAGTTCACGCAACTGTCCGCTTCTGTTCTTGGCGCGGGTGGCAACGTACGCGATGCTGAAAAAGCGTTCCTTGGTATTGCCGCTGGTATTCGCGGCACTGGCGGCAGCCTGCAGGACATGGAGGCCGCACTTCGTGCTACGGCTCAGGTCTTCAGCAAGGGCAAGGTCAGTGCAGAAGAACTTCGCCAGCAGATTGGTGAGCGTCTGCCCGGTGCATTTACCCTGTTTGCCAAGTCTGTTGGCATGACGCCGCAGGAGTTGGATAAGGCTCTTGAAGACGGCAAAGTCTCGCTACAGGACTTCCAAAAGTTTGCGGAAGAACTGTTCAAGCGTTACGGCAAGAGCGCGGAAATTATTGCTCAAGGACCGCAATCTGCTGGTGATCGCCTGCAGGCTTCGTTGTCAAAGTTGAGTGAAAGTGTTGGTCGCTTGCTGGCACCTATTGGCGCTGCATTTCAAACAATTTTTGCCGACATTGTTAATGCAATAACAAGAGCTGCAAATGCACTTGCCCGTTTCATGGGCATGAAATTTTACGACCCTGAGCGAATTGCGGATCTAGAGAAACGAATTAAAGGTGTCACGGCTGATTTGGCTGGACCGACAGATTCAATGACTGCTCGCCGGCGCGGCGTGCTAACTCAACTGCAAAGTGAATTGCGTCAAGAGCGTTCACGAATTCCTTCCGCTGGAGCAGGAACCACACCACGTCCCAGTGGTTTACCTGGCATCACTGCTGATGGTGGTGGCGGCGAAAGTAAAAAGGCCGAACAGGAAGCTAAGCGTCAAGAACGCCTGCTGGAGCGCCGCAATGACCTCACGCGTCAAGCCGGTGAACTTGAGCGGCAACTGAATTTCAAAATCAACGAAACGGTTGAAGCACTGCAGGCATTGGGTGCAACTGCTTGGGAAAAGATTGAAAGCAATTACAACAAGTCCGTCAGGGAAGCTGGCAAGCAAACAGATGATCTTGCACGTAAAGTTTTTAATCTTGCACGAGAAGCCGCTCAGGCTGGCGGCAACCTCAATGAAGGTCCGCTGATTAAGGCTCTTCAACAACTTGAAGAAGCATCAAATGAACTTGCAAAAGGTGAGACCGGTCAGGCCATGTCCGACTGGTTTGCTTCTACTGAAGAAGGCTTCCGCAGCATCACTGAAAAGGTGTACGAGAACGCCCGTGCGATGCAGTACAACGCTGACGTGATGGGTGGCCTGAAGGATGGCCTCGTCAGCTATGCCGATAACGTCGGCACTGTTCGCGAAGCTTTTTCCGGTCTTGCCAATCAAGGCATCAAGGGAGTCGAAAACTCAATCTTTGATCTTGTAACAACTGGCACCACTAACTACCAAGCATTTGCCGCTGAGATTTTGAGTCAAACGGCACGGATGATTATTCAGCAATACGTATTGAAAACAATTATGTCGTCGCTTGGTTTCTTGGGAGGACCGACTGGTTCTGCTATTGCTCCTTTGTCTGGGGTTTCCCAATACAATT